ACCCGGCACTACCGGAACCGGCGAAGCCCCGCCACGTGCGGAGGATTCAGCGAAGCCAACCTATCCCGCAGGAGGCAATGGCGGCTTGCCACAGGCGGCCAAGAAGCAGTTCTACGGCAGCATTGAGCTCGACGCCATCCAGGCCAAAAAGCAGTTCGCCGACCTAGTTGACGAGGTCGTCCTGCAATTCACGTCACGGCCCGGTGTAAAGGTCAAGATCGCCATCGAGATTCAGGCCGAGGCGAGCACGGGCTTCGACGACAGCTTGCAGCGCGCCGTGAAAGAGAACTGCAACGTGCTGCGGTTCAAGAATGCCGAGTTTGAGGAAGGCGAGTGATGGGAATCGACAGCGATCCGTCTGTCGCTGCCGGCGACCCGCCAAAGAAGAAGGGACTCGATATCAGCCTGTTTCTTGGGCCGACCACAGACGTCCAGACATCGGCAGGGAGGATTTTCCTCTACCCACCCAGGGTGTCGGACTTCAAGAGCTTCGAGAAGCTTTCATCTGTCGAGCCGGCAGCCCGGTTTCGGGAATTTCTTCCCAGTGTGGGCAGTTTGTCGGCGACGTCGAAGATGGAGAAGGAGCGTGAGCCGCTGGCACAGGAGCTTGTTGCCCAACTTTCCGACGAGGACGTAGAGGCTATTGCCGAGGCATATGCATCCTCGGCCGCGTTGCAGACGGCCAGAGTTGGTGCGAAAGATAAAAGCGGCTTGCCCCGAGAAAATGGGGAAGCGGCGACGTCGTATGTCGACAGGTTGCTCAAGAAGGAACTGGAAGACCACGTCGATGGGATGAAGCGGATGCGCGAGCAGATGATTGCGTCCACCAGCGGCATCTTCGATCAGGTTCGGAAGAGCTCATTGGCTCTCGGCTCGACGCTGAGTGCATATGAGCAGCTGACCCGCGACAAGGTTAAGTTCACGCTCCCCGAACCGAACATGGACCAGTTCCATGCGATCAATGAGCACCACGCTCGGTTGGCGCGCGAGCGCGCAGAAGAGCTTGAGATGGTTCGCCTGACCGGGAAAATGACGGCAGAATCCGCAAAGCTTCTTCAGGACTTGGCCAGAGACGCCAGCAAGCTTCTCGAAGATATGGATGACAGAGATAAGCGATCCAACCGCCTGACGCATATCCAGCTTTGGATCGCTGTTGGTTCTGTCGTTGTGGCAGCGATATTGTCGGGTGCCGCGTTCCTTCAGGACAGAGTAAACAATGCCGCGAATGACAAGTGGCAGGAGAAGATGCTGTCGTCGATCAACGAGGGCAATCGGCAACGCACATCTATTGAGGAAGAGAACAAGCGCCTGAAAGTCAGAATTGACGAACTGGGCGAAACGGTTGCACGGCTATCTGCAGCAAAATCTCAACCAGCGGTGCCGGCAGCGAAGAGTGCAGACTCGGCTACACGCCGGGTCACCAGTCCGGGCAAGACTCTGCCTCCGCCATAGACCCAGCGACGCAATTCTGGCGCGACATTCGCCCAGTCACGCTGATTGATTCGCCGCCGCAGTGTTGATGTCTGCAAACGGCCGGCACCGAGGTTGAAGGTGAAATCCACAATGGCTGCTAACCGTCCCTCCGGCTCGGTGGCCAGCACCGGGCAGTAGCGCAGCGTTGCCGCCAGCGCCGTTTGCAGATCGCGCGCCAGATAGACCTCGGCCTCCTCTTCGTTGATGGGCGGATGTTTCGGGTCGCACAGATGGCCGTAGCCAATCGTCCAGAACCCTGCCGGGCAGATGTAGGGAACGGCGGTGATTTCGATTCCACGCTTTGCCTTGCGTTCGAATCCTTCGAAACGCTTGGCTAGATCGATGGCAGCTTGCAGCATCGCAATCACGGCCGCACCCGGTCAAACACGCGCCCAAGGAACCAGAAATTCAGCACCCCGGCCCACAGCGCCTGATCGGCCTCCGTCCAGACGTGCAGGATCGCGGTACCCCAACCGGCACCGGCGGTCACGACAGCAGCGAAAGCCGCTGTCTTGGCCGCGCAGTAGAGCGCCATGAACCAGTAGGTGATCACCGGGCGCACGCTGATCGACAGTGCATCGGCCCAGCGCACGCCGGATCGCTGTCCCTGCGCTGCGACGGCCTCGCGCAACGCTTCGATGGCCCCGGTGTTCCAGGCCGCATCCGCGCTCGCCCCGATCTCGGCCATCCGCTGCGCGCCGCGCAGTTTCTCGAACTCCAGCGCCTTGTCCTGCATTGCCAGTTCGTGGCCGCGCTCGCCCTTGCGGTCGAGCCATTTCAGGATTTCCGGGGCGAGCCGGAAGGCCCCACCGAGGAGACCACCGAGTAGCGTCTCGATCATTGCCCACCTCCGAACAGCTTGAGTTTCAGGAACGCGCCGGCCAGCAGCGCCATCACCAGGCCGGTGACCAGCATCTTCACGATGGTCAGGCCGGCGGTTTTCTTGGCCTCGTTGAAGGCGTCGAGCAGGCCGCGCAATTCGCGGATGTCGTGCGCAGCCTCCGGCCCGTCCAAGCCGACGTCGGCCAGCGCGTGCCGGGCACCGCGCTCGGCGGCGCGCTCCAGGATCGCCTCGAGCTCTTCCTGTGGGATGGTCACCATCTTCCGGCGCTCCATTTGGGTGGAATCCATGTTTTCGTCCTCCAGAAATGCAAAACCCGCCTCGTGGGCGGGTTCGCGGGGTTGGTGAAACCGTGTCAGATGGCGATGCCGGCGCTCCAGCCTGTCGTCTTGAAAGCCGAGAGCACCGCCTCGTCATCGATGTAGCAGAGCCAACCCACCTTGGGCGTGTAGTACTCCCAAGTGCTCGCCACGCGGACGGCGATCTGGTTGGTCTTGCCGACCCAGACGCCAGTCGCGGCGGCAGGAATGATGTAGCGGTCGCCGTCGACCGGACTGGCCGGCGGTGTGGTCAGATCCCGATCCTTGACCGAGAGCCCGACCACCGCGCCGAGCCGCTTCAGGTTTGCGTCCATGCTGGTATTCCAACCAGACTCGCCGAGCGTCCAGCCGTAGGTAAGTCCGAGATTCGGATCAGTGCTTGCCATCAGATGCCTCCGTAGTATTTGCCATAGTTCAGGCCGTAGCCCGCGCGGTCGACGCTGCGGGTCTGCTTCTGCCAACTGGTGTAGCCGGCACGTACCGCTTCGATTTCAACCTTGAACTTGCCGTTGATGCGGCCCAGTCCACTGTCGGTCACTTCGTCAGCCGTGAGGTACGTCCAGGCGGTCGCGGTGAGCCCCGTCAGGGTTTTCTGGAGGGCGTTGTTCTCGTTGTAGAAACGCACCGTGTAGGTCACGCCGGCCTCCTGGCCGATGTTGCCCTCGGACTGCGTCACCAGATACACGCTCTGCTGCATCCGGTCGCGATGAGCCCAGGTGAGCGCCATCTGGCCGAGCATCGCCGTCGGCCACATGACGTTGTTCACCCGAACATTCCCCGGCGGATAGGGCCGGATCATCCGGCCCGCAAAGGTATAGCTGTCGGCGGTCGCCGCCGATTCGGCCAGTCGTCCGAGACCGGTCGCCGGTAGCATCTTGACCTGCAATGACTCGCCGGAGAGGTATTGCTCTGTAACCAGCGCCTCCAGGGCCTCGGCGAACCAGATGCGCGCCGATGCCAGGTGTGGTGCCGGCACCGTGTCGAGCACCCCGCGCTCCACCGTGACCGTGCCGGCCACGAGATTGATTGCCTTCACGGCCACGATCTCGTTGTCGAGGTAGGCGTAGGTGTCGAGTTTCACGACGTCCAGATCTTGGCCGTTTCCGATAGCGAGCACGGTCGTCTGCTCGTCGACGGCATTGGTCACCGTCGCATTTGGGGTGAAGCCCATCGTGTCCACTTCGGCAAACACGGCGCTGCCCTGGCGCGTCAGCAGCTTGACGTTGAGCGAATCGCCTGAGGGCCGACTGGCACAGGCCACCAGCAACCCGCCTTGGGGATCGAGCTCGTTTTGTGCGGTCGCCGATTCGCCGACCACCCGCTTGACCACCGTCCACCACGGCGCCTCGCTCAGCCGGCGATACGGCACCTGAGCCGGCGAAGTCAGCGGCGATACCCATGAGGTCGGGGTCGGGGACACGTAGGACGCGGACGGCAGGCCGAAGATGTCTTCGACGCACTCGATCCGCACTCGACCGTCAGTCAGCGTGCCATACGACACGCGCACGACGCGCATCACCAACTGGGCAACACCCAGTTCGGGCCAAGTGAACTTGAACACGTCGCCGATGCTGAGATTCGACGCCTGCCGATTGGCGATCAGCGTCGCCTTGGCCAGCGGCACCGACAACTGCTTGAGATCGCCCAGCGCCACTCGGGAGGCCAGACTGCCATTGCTGATGCCCGGATAGTCGACCGTGGCTGAGGACACCACGCCCCCCGCCAGTTCCAGTGCGGCCAGGTCGTGTACCGTGATCGCGGCATCCTTGTCGGTGGAACGATCACGGTAACGAACGGTGATCTGATTGACGAGTTCCGATTCCGAGGGCCGCGAGAAGCTTTCCAGTTCCAGAATGTTCGAGGCGTCGAGTACCAGCAGGCTGGAGATGTTGTAGTCGGCCCGGGCCAACTTGAGTACGAACTTGCCGGTGCGCGGATGGACGTAAAGCGTGCCATCAATGTGCCGGAGTATCTCGGCGATGAATTCCTCCAGTGGCTGTTCGCGCTCCCAGAGCAAGGACAGCCCGTACTGTTCCGAGGACAGGGTATTCGCGGCAGTCTGGAAACTGCTCGCATCGATCTCGCTTGCCGCGTAGCCCAGCCCCCACGTGGCGTTGTTCAGACACTCGTAGATGATGTGCGCCGGATTGGCGTCACCATTGATGTAACCACTTCCCAGTGCCGCCGGTGCCGGGATGCGCCGCGCCTCGATGCTCCACGGCTTGATGTACGGGTTCATCGCCGACAGTTGGCACTGCTGGGCGATGATCGACACCACCCCTCGGAAAGCGGGAATGACGCTGCCCAGTTTCTGCTGCAGATAGCCCGACACCGTTTCCGCCGCACCGCCCAGCTTGACCTCGACGTAGCCCTGGACGCCGCCCTCGCGCGAATCCCCGCCGAACAGTTCCGGGGCATTGACGTAGATCGTCTGGGACGACGTGATGCTCCCACTCCAGGCCGTGCGCTCGCCGACGATGATGCGCGTCACCGCGTCCACCGGCCCGTGGCAGATCGCCAGGTGCAGGCCGGCGTAATACCGATGGCCGACGACGTAGGATGACGAGCCGCCGCCTTTTCCGCCGCCGCCCATTTACGCGCTCTCCTGCGATTGCCGCTGTCGTTCGCGCATCTGTTCAACTTCATCCGCCAGCCGGGCCGCCATCGCATCACCCGTCGCGCGCAGCCACTCGGCCGTCACGCCGCGCTGTCGGAAGTCGTCGAAGGTCACGCCGTCGCGCGGGAACCACTTGCGCAGGCCGGCATTGCAGTAACCGAAGGCCTTGGCGTCGTCGTG